TTGATTAGCTCCGGGCTTTCCAGGCCCGGTCCTCCAACAGAGCCTTTAAACGGGCTCTGCACCGTCGGGTGGTGACTCCAATTTGGAGCCACTCCCCACTTTGTCACATAATGGACCTTATCAGACCTGATAAGGATTTTCCCATTAGTGATGTCCCCTCTGAGGAACGCCAAATAAAGACCAGCGGCATTATAGCTGCGGGGCTTCATACGGCGCGGAACATGGATTTTCTCAGCCTCTACTCGCATCCCGACCTGTCTCGGAACGAATCGCTTGTATAACAAGCTTCCGTTACGATCAACACGAAGGTTATGCTTGTAAAGGTAGAGAAGCCTTTCTGGCATCCATATTCCACAATCTACGTTTTCCCAAGGAGGTACCACAATACGTGGAACACTTCGAAGGAGACGACGAACAGTCAAGGGAACAGGAATTCCCTGCCAACTTGACCATTTGTTGAGTAGATTTATCAGAGTGAACAAGTCTTGCGGAGAACGGAGCGTTTTACAAAAAACACCCCGGATGTCACTACCTTTAAAGTAGTCACGACCACAAGACTCCCTAAAAGACCCTTCAAAGAAGGTCTTATCGCGGTTCACTTCAAAACCAGTCAGCTTAAGGAGACGCATCACTTTGCTCAGCGATCGCTGAGAACAAATGATATCATCTCCGAACACCGACCAGTTAGGAAGTCGCTTAGTGAATAGATTATGAAGATCATGTGGAAGATCCACTCGAGTCTTCTCATCTACCTCATAAGCTGCCGCGACGATGCAGCTAAACAATGCAGTCTGCAACGGGAATGTAAAACCATTCCCCATCGTAGAAAGCATGTTAAGCTCTACCCGAGCGCCATTGAACTCAGAACATGGAGAACGGAGAATCTCTAACCACTGAGTAAAACTCGGTGGAAAGAGAGTCCGTACCATATTAAGAGACATGGAATCAGAAGCTGATGAAAGGTCAATCGTGACCAGATCACCAGAGACTGACCCCAGGCGCGCGAGCTCTCTATTAACGTCAGGTTGATAATCAAGCGAGATGCCGAAGAAATTCTTCAGCCTCTTCTCAATTATCTTCCCTAGCCCAAGCTGAAAAAACATATTCAGCGTAGGCTCGACGCAAATAGAGCGCGAAGTAGTTGCATCTTTAGGAACAAAGTACAGACGGTTACCTTCCACTATAGACGCTTCCCCCAAGGTTCTAGACCGAGTTTCCTCGGCTTCGGACCATAAAGGGAATAGCTGAATATAGTTCGCATATGCGCGACGGAGACCAACCGAAGTAGTAGACAACTTAGAGTCAAACAACTTTGTGTAAAAGTCAGTAGACTCTGAGCCTACAGATGAACCAGGTCCACAGCGTCCTTCGTCAAGAATTGACGAGAAGCTGTGAACTAGGGGCATCTGCTGTCGCCTTTCACCATTTACGGTGGAAGGAACGTGAAAGAAATTCCACAAATACTTTTTAAGGGTATTTATAAGAATTTCATCACGAAGGTCCTCTACTTTCAGCTGCCAAGTTTTGCACCGTTCATTAACGGATACAAACTTATCGTAGGCAACCTTATTGCAAAGTTCCTCGTTAGCATCGTCCGCGAATTTCTTCACGAACGACTTAGCAAGGGCTTTGCGAGCTGCACACGACGACGAATCCCAGGGAAAGATTGTTAAGTCTTCCCCCCAGGATAAGCCGAGGTCTCGGAGAAGGTCCAAGTAAAGAGCATGAGAGCTTATAGGTCTCATCTTGCCTCCCAGGTGGCCTGTTTTAACTGTACCTCACGGTACGGTCGGACTCATCGCCGGTCATTCACCGGCG